TATCAACAAAAAGATGTCACACTTCAGCACAATAAAAACGAAATTAAAGAATCGTAAAGCATTACTTCATACATTAATGTTAATGGGACATGGAGTAGATGTCAATCAGACACTGGAAAATCCAGCAGGACATGAGCATGAACAAGTAGATGTGCAGATATCCATTGGTAAGGATATTGGATTCCGATGGAATAAATCTACATCATCATATGAGTTGGTTACTGACCTACAAACATGGGATCAACCAATACCAGTGAAGAGGTTTTTAGATAAGGTTGCTCAGTGTTATGCTGTTGAATGTATCAATCAAACTTCACAAGAGGAGGGGTTTGAGGTAGTAGAGCAGAATGTTAAGCAAGACGGATCTGTGGAGATGGTGTTGAGTAAGTGGACCTAAATACTTTTTTATAATAAAAGGGGTCTCCAATGGATTGGGATCTCGAACAAAGAAATCAAGAACTAGAAACTATGCTAACAGTTTACCAAGATCATATCGAAGTACTAGAAGCGGAGAATTTAGAGTTAAAGGAAAAGGTAGAGTTCCTTCAGATGATGCTGGAATATGAATCGCTGGGACCACCTTTGGATGGGGACATAAATAATAATACATGATGATATATTATGACCATTACCAACATTGAGTATGACCAATTTATTGGTATATACGATACTGAGTATGATTGCGATGACCTAATAGAATACTGGAGATACCAAGATAAATGTGGAGCCACATTTAAAAGAGTTGGTACGTGGGGAGCGAGTGGTAAGAAAGCTCAAGGGGTACATGCCCGAAAAGATTCTTGCTTAGCTACCTCAGATTTTATGATGGATCATGCGTGTGGTTACACATACATGAGATTCTATAATGAAGTTATCGGTACATGTCTTGAGGAATATGCTAAAGAGTATGAACATCTTAAGCATTATAGTTACCAACAGGCATATCTAAATGTGCAAAGGACTCTTCCAAAAGAAGGATACCATGCATGGCATACTGAGAATGGTAATCTCGCATCAAACAGAAGGATACTCGCAACTATGATGTATCTAAATGATGTTGAGGAAGGTGGCGAAACTGAATTCCTATATCAATCTCTAAGGTTTAAACCTAAGAGAGGACAAGTGTTACTATGGCCAGCAGGGTTTACCCATGTCCATAGAGGTAACCCACCACTAAAAGGAGAGAAGTTTATTGCTACATCATGGTTGGAAAACATAAACATGTAACATGGCTAACTGGTATCAGGATCAATTAACTAATAAAAACTTTCTTTCTCCAATTGGATTTGTATTCACTTTGGATAAAGCAAAGAAGGCTTCGTTCCTGTGTCAAAGAGCAGCAATACCAGACATCAGTTTGGGTCAGGTTGACATCCCTACAGCAGGTAGGATATCTATTCCAATGGAAGGAAATGTAGTTTATGGTGAATTCTCAATTGACTTTATCGTTGATGAGGATCTCAAAAATTACATAGAGATTCATAATTGGATTAGAGCATTAGGTGTCCCAGATAATGTTGCTGAGAGAAGAGCATTCGTTACAGCAAATCAATTTGTAGAAGGTCAGGATCCCAAGTATTCTGATGGTACACTACAAGTATTGAATAACAATAACTTAGTAAACTTCGATGTCGTCTTTAAAAATATGTTCCCTACATCATTATCCACTATTGATTTTGATGTGACTCAAAGTGATAATGAATTCTTAACTGCAACAGCAACATTTAAGTATCTGTTATACGAGGTAAGGAATAAGAATAGTCAGACTAGAAGGTAATCATGACTTTATATTATGAACATAGAGAACATTCAGAAGATGTGGGAGAAAGATTCCCACATAAATCCTGACAAATACGAGGAGGAATCCACAAAGATTCCACAGCTCCACCAACGATACATGGAGCACTTCAATACATTCAGCTTAATGAAGCGAGAAAAAGAGCTGGAATTAAATCAATTAAGAAAAGAGAAGTGGGTATATTACAAGGGGAAAGCACCGTCATCAGTATATAAATTTCAACCATTTGATTTGAAGTTAACTACTTCAGATGAAATTAGAATGTTCATAGATGCAGATGATGATATATGCAAATTAAAATATAAAGTTACTTACTTAGAAACAATGCTTTCTTATATTGAGAGTATCCTTAAGCAGATTAATAACAGAGGATACCAAATTAAGAATGCTATTGACTG